GATTTGGAACAATTTTAAACAAATTTCCGCTTTTTAGGGGCAATTTATCCATTAATTGTTCAATTATTGACTTACCACCGCTTGCTAGTGTCTTTGCTCTAGCGTCATGCGGTAGCCAATGTGTGCCGTATTCATAGGGTCGTTCTTTAATTTGGTTGGCGTAGTAAATAATCGGTTGTCCGTGTGCTTCGTGGTAATCCAATACCCGAATCTCGCCATGCACCACCTGAAACCACCAAATAGCCGTAGCATCGTTGTAGCCCAAATCCCATGCGGTATGGACTGGAAACATGGTGTCGCACTCTACTTTGGTAATTCTGTCGGCATCAGTAAGCAAACGCATTTCTGTACCGTAGATAGCCCCCAATATGGCAGCTTCAAATGAACACTCGAACTCTTGTTGATATTGGTCAATCGACATGGATTTCAGGGCATCATCCAATTCTGACTGGGCAATGAGCTTAGTTTGGCTTGCCCGTAAGACTTTGCTATACCATTCGTCAGGATTTAGCGTGGCGTACTGGTAAATGTCGTAAAAGGTATTGTGGCCCTTTGGTGTGCCAATAAATGTACCCCAACCTTGCCTATCAGCCAGTAGGGGTCGAATAACCTCACCCCATATCTTTGGCTTCATGTCGGCATATTCGTCTAGCACTACGCCATCTAGGTATAAACCCCTAAGTGCATCAGGATTGTCTGCACCAAACAAACGAATTCTAGCCCCGTTGAATAGCTCGACCCACAACTCTGAGATATTGTGCTTAACCCTTGCAGGCTCAGAAAAAGCCATTAAGTAGTCGAAAGCTATGGATTTAGCCTGTGCGTAATACGGGGCGATGTAAGCATATCGGGCATTTTCCTTACTTTCGGTTAAGGCTCGCCAAAGAATGTCATTAATACAGGCTACAGTCTTGCCTGCTCTACGGTGAGCAATAATTACAGCCCATCGTTGGGTTCTGTCGTGGAAGTCTAGGAATACATCCCTAGGCTTATACAGTTCAATGTTGAAGTCTGTATATTCGATTACTTCTTCCATGTAACCACATATCGAATGGGTTTATCCTCGCTACCAGTATGTTCTGTACGGGCTAATTTGGGTACATGGTATTCAGCCACTTGCATAAAGCAATCAAATGCGTATTTAGGGCCGTATTTAGGGTCATCAGCAATGGCTTCTAGCCACTCTTGTAACTTATGGCTATTACCATCAACAAAGCGTGCTATGGCTTCTCTAGCCAATGCGGTGCTTTTATTAGGGCTTCCTGCTGGTCTGCCTGCCCCTTTAGGATTATTTTTTAATTGTTTATTAACCATACTACCTCAAGTGATTGATTTAGTTAGGGTAAATTCTAATACTAAAACTTAGTTTATGCCATGTCCTTAGCAAATTTATTAAAGTGCTTCATAAGTTCGGCTTTACGCTTCTCACGCTTATCTTGATTTTTTTCTAGCGTAGTCTGTTTGTGCGGTTGCAACAAAGAATTCTCAGGTTTAATCTTTTCTTTTTTAAACATATTACATATCCTTCATAGCGTCAGCAATCATTTGTCTGCGGGGTTTTTTGGCGGTTTTGGCGGCATCTTTAAAGTCTTGTGCCGATGGTGCGCCTTTGCTACCAACCTTACGCATTTTTTCGCCTGAACCAGCTTTAATCCTAGCCCGTTTTTTATGAATATTCTCGTACAAGCCGCTCATGCTTTGCTTTCAATGTACTTACCGTAAGCTTCTTCAAGCTTGTTTTTACGGTTGCCTTTAGCGTATTTACGCTCGGTGGCTAGGGCAATGGCTACGCTTTGAGCCTTACTTTTTCCTGAAGCCATCTCTTTTTTAATGTTTTTGCCTACAGCTTCTTTGCTACCTGATTTGACTAATGGCATAATTTATCCTTTTATTTCAAGAACTTAAGTTTATAAGTTGTGGTATTAATAAGGTCTGCAATTTCATCAATCAGGTTTTGCAGTTCGCTATCTTGCGGTAAATCTTGGCGGGCATCCGCTACAAAGTTTTGTAGGGATTCTAAATATTTAACGGGGTCTTTGGGTTGGTGATAAACGCTTGGAAATGCGGTGAACTTGCCGTATTTGCCCATGTAAGCTTCGGCAAAACTATCGGTTAGTTCTACGATGCCATCGTAATATTCGCCCAATGCGGTGTGCTTGGAAAAACTGTCCGTAGTCCAATGAAAAAAGTGGGTGTTAGTCGCAGAATGTAGCAATGTAGCTACAAATAATGCACAGTTTTCCATAGAAACCCTTAATCTAGATAAGCATAAGCTCCATGATACTTTGCACGAGCTTCTTGTGCAACAAGGTCAGCTAGTTCAACATCGTCAAAATAGCCAATATGATGCGTTTTTCCATTGGAATTTATTTGAACTCGCCATTTTTTTAGCCTTTTGTACCAATTTACATTTTTAAAACCTGAGCCATTATTTGCTTGTTTTGTTCTGTTTAATCCGTTTTGGCTTTTGTTTGCCAAGCGCAAATTTTCTATTTTGTTATTGCTTGGATTTCTATCAATGTGGTCAATCAAGTTATTTGGCGGCCCATAATGCCAAGCCCAAACTAAAACATGAACATTTTGTATTTTTCTGTCTAAATTAACTACTTGATAAGGTTTGCCACAACCAGCTTTCTGACCAACCTTTATTCGATTTGACCTTGATTTTTTCCAATACAAATGACCATCTTTGTAATCAAACAATTCTTGTATATATTCTTTGGATAAATTTACGCAAGTCATTGTTTATTATACCTTAATTAATATCCATGTAGACCAATATGGGTACGCATTAAAGAAATTTTCAGGTTTATCTGCCGTAGGTTTATAAGGACTTTTTACAAATCTATCGTATGCTTCACGGTCAAACGCAAAGCCATGCTTATGAAACAATTTAGTCCAATATTCGGTTGGAAAAATAGAATAATGGGTCGGGTCACCCATATACATTTCTTTGGTTTCTCCATCTTTTACGGCATCTAAGCAAATAAACGCCCGCCCTGATTTCTTTAGAATTCTTGAAAATTCATGCAAAATGCCATCCATTTGGTCTTGCGGAATATGCTCTAAAACTTGGGCGGTATGCACCAAATCAACGCTTTCAGTAAGAGCAGGTGTATTCGCGATTGAGCCACAAACCAATTCATTAGCGTAGTACCCAAAATTAATGCGACCCAAACCAATCATAGAATAATTTAAATCTACGCCTAAAACTCGCATATTAAGCTTATGAAAGCCTTTAAGAATAGAACCACAAGCACAACCAGCATCTACAACAAACCCGTCTGTGGGCGTTTTACAAGCTTCTACGACCATTTTGGCGTATTCTTCTTGCCAGTAGCCATGCCCAAGGTAATCTAAACCAGCGTCTTTATGCTCGTCATAATAATCTTGGTTGTATTCGGTAACTTTAAGATTCTGTATTAACACGAATTAATCCTATTGCTCTAAGTGCGGCTTCGGGGCTATCTACCCGGTCAGGGGTGTACTTAGCTTTTGCGTTTTTCTTGACTTCCATCAAGATTGTTTCACCGTTAAAACACACCATTAAATCAGGCATACCTTTACCAACCATTGACAAAATGTGTACATCTGCACCCGCTTGTCTAAGGGTTTTCACTATTTCTGCTTGGTTTACATCCACTTTTCGGGCGTATGGCATTGATTATTAACAATATTCAGTTAAGATAGGCTAACTTTATCACGATAAGGTCTATTATGGGCAGAAATCAATACGGGGAATATGTTACAGACGAAAAATTTATAGAAGTTTGGAATCGGTTAAAAAGCCCCACAGCAGTAGCCAAAGAACTTGGAATTAACATTAGAAACGCGATGATGCGTAGGCGTACATTAGAAGTTAAATATAGAATTACGCTTGATACTGACTTAAATTACAAAAACAATATTGCAAAAGAATATCAAGAGCGTGAAAGAGCCAAACGCATAGAACGCCAAGAAGCCCTACAAGAACGATTAGATGCTACTAGCCATAGCGTTAGGCGGGGCATGGAGTTAGAAAAAGGGCGAGTCATCATATTTTCCGATGCCCACTTTACAAACTACACTACAACCGCTTTTAAAGCCTTAATTAAGTTTATTGAGCATTTCAAGCCCAAAGCTATTATCTGTAACGGAGATGCGTTTGACGGGGCTGTATTAAGCCGTTTCCCCAAGATTAACTACGACAGTCAGCCTAGCGTTTTAGACGAACTAAATTATTGTAAAACCCATTTAGAAGCCATTGTTAAGGCTAAACCCGCAGGTTGTCGGTTAATTTGGACTTTGGGCAACCACGATATGCGGTATGAAGCTGCACTTGTAGCTCGTGCGCCTGAGTTTTCAGGGGTTGATGGCTTTAACCTAAAATACCATTTTCCTGAATGGGAAACCTGTTGGTCTTTTTGGGTCAATTCCGATACTGTAATTAAACACAGGCATAAAGGCGGCAGATACGCTGGCTACCATAATGTTCAAGCTAGTTTTAGCAATATCTTTACGGGTCACACCCATGTATTGACTTGTAGCCCAATATCCACTTTTGACCAAAAAACCTATTGGGGCGTACAAACTGGCACTTTAGCCGACCCTAATGATGATGCCTTTATTTATACTGAGGATAACGCTAAAGATTGGCGGTCAGGCTTTATTATGGCTTCATGGGAGCGTGGTCGTTTAATCATGCCTGAAATGATTATGGCTTGCGGGGAAAATGAGGTCGAATTTAGAGGTGAAATTCTAAGTGTATGAAGTTAAGTCCCAAGATAATCGAAAACATCTATGCCATGCTTTATTGCGTAGAACCGTTTGCGTCTTGGGATTTACCCTTACCTGAAGAAGTTAAATTTATTGT